ACTATGCTTGCTTCAGCAGAAGGTGTACCTGTAAGGGTAGGATTTGAAATTGTTGGGGATGTAAGAGTCTTATTGGTAAGGGTCTGTGTCTTGAGTGTACCTACTACGACACCTTCACCTGAGCCAATGCCGTGCATTGTATGTCCGCTACCACTACCGTCATTGTAGTAAGCATCTGCTTCAGCATGTAGGTTGGCATCACGGAAGTCACGACCGATTGCCATGTGGCGAACTACTGCACCTGCTGAGTGTTCCTGTGCCGATGAGCCGTCAATGGCACGGGTAATCGTAAAGGTATTAGTGGCAACCGCCGTGGCATCTACGATTTCTTCTAAAGCTGTATCTGGGTCAAGCACCAATGTAAAGGTACGACCAGATGGAATTGTAACACCGCCTAACAATGTAGTACCTGATACAACTGTCATCGAAGTAGCACCCGATGTAATTGTTCCAGTCAGCGTACTCTGCTGTGAGCGGGACGAGTATTGGCGAGTTGTCATTTAGGTTCCTATCGGCTGTAGTGAACTCGGGTTGGGAATTGACCCTGGAAGGCTGATATTTCTTCTTTAAGTCTTTGTTGATATAGTGCAAAGATTTGACGAGCAGCGGAGTTGGCAGAGCCAAAGGAGCGCTTAGCATCAATCTCATCAGCTTGTGGGCTAATCTGGCTAGCACGAGCTGGGTCAAGATAAGTCAGTAGTCGGTACGCTGCACCAAGAGTTACAACATCTCGTGCAGTCTCAGAGTATCCTGTAGTTGTTGTGAAGACATCAGATGTGCTAGACATTGCTGATGGTTGCTTAAGATAGTTAACCTTTACTGTTCGTCCAGCGGTGATGTAATCACCAACAGTAACTGTCTGGGCATTATTACCCCATGTAGCAGATTCAGCCTTGGCGTCCCATGTCCAACGGCGAACTGGAATCCATTCCTGGCTAGGCCCAATATCCTGCCAAGACATAGTCAATACATTTTCAATAAGACTTCCACCACTATCAGATACTTCATAAGTTGTAACTGATGGGTTGAAAGTAAAGGTTGTTTGTCCGATAACCATTAGCTGTGTACCCATAGCACGGATGGTATCATTAATAGCACGCTTGACGACATAGCGTGGGAAGATTGGAGAGATAGTAACCTTAGCATCAACAGCGTGCGTAGCAGCGCTGGTACCTAGATATCCTCGTCCATATGGTGCAATAGTTGCTGTGTTACCTACACGGTCAAAGGAAGATACCCACATCAATTCCTCGTCAACTTCAATGACGCCTTTGCCCAAGTCTTGAGTAGAGCCTAGGCTCAGAATCGTTGGCGAGGAACTAGGAGAAGTTAATGTGGTAACTGCAGCCGTAAGGTATGTACTTCTGTCCTGCTGGTATGTATATCCTGATAGGTTAACAAGAACCTCATCAATCATTTCGCTAAGTGTTGTCACAGGTTAATGCTCCTTAAAGCGTCAGTTGGGGATAAGTCTGTTGTTCCTGCAAGTTCATTGCAGATACCGCCAAGTGCCTTGTAATCATCAGGCTGACGGTTAGCATCTGCTTTCTTATTAAGAGCACCAATCAAGGCTAGGCCTGTAGTTCCAGCATATACATTGGCAGCTTCAGTAGGTGCAACATATGCACTAATTGCCGGATATGTCCCACCATTAGCCAAGCGATTGAGTTCGCTAGTAAATGAACTACCTGCTGTTCCTGTCGCCATTATCTATACCTCGAAGTTTTCTTTGCTATTGATTTAGGTTGCTTGGAGAATTGCTTACCCTTACGCAAGTCTTCTCGTTTCTTTTCTGAAGTCTTAGCATACTCAGCTGCTGACAACTTCTCACGAGCTTTCTTAGGAAGGTAACGCTCACCTGTAGCCTTAGAGCCTTGTGTGCTAGGCTTACCTGACTTAGTACCCCAGTCCTCTTTAGTCCACTTGGACAAAGACTTCTGCTTGCTGGTCTTGCTACCTGTGTAGCCACCACCAGCTTTCTTATATTCTTGGGCTACTATCTGCGCTTTACGAGCAGACCATTGACCAGCCTTGCCACCTTTTGTCCCAGCAAGTACACGGTTCTTAATACGCTCACGCAGTTCAGGTTTGGTGTATGACATTACCACTTAACCTTATCTGCCCAGTAAGCTGCACTCATCTTGCCTTTAGCAATATTCTTTGAATGGCGTGCTTTGAAAGATGCACGCTTCTTTTTCATTCTGTCAGACTCTCCAGCTTTAGGTTTGCCTGCAGTTTCTGCACCTTGCTCACCGAAACGGATAGTCTTTACTTTGTCCCCGACTTTAGCCACAACGACATGTGACTTCTTAGGATGGTTGGGAGTACGCTTAGGCTTGTTGAAACCTGAGACTCCAGCACGAGCTAACCGTGGGTCACGCTTGCTTTTGTTTTCCATATTCCCCATACTTTCCTAGCACTGCTCTTACTGTGCCATTCTTGTTTAACCGCACCACTAAACCATTCTTAATCTGAACAGAATTAAATCCGCGGTGCGGTTTATATTTACCTGAAGACATTACTTGTTCTTTTTTAAACGCTCTTGGCGGTCAATTTCTTTTTGAATTTTATCAAGGCGTTCGTAGTAAGCGCGGTCTTCATTGTAGTTAACTACTGGGTCACCGCTCCAACTTGTTGGTATACCCTGCTCTTTCATCCATTGATAGAGTTTATCAACATTACTTTGGTCATCAAAACCTTTGCGCCCACGAAGTTTAGCACTTGCAGACTTTTCGGCACGACGAGATTTCTCCGCAGCTGAAAGTTTCTGGAAATCTGCTCCCGCTTTTTTTCCCAACTGAGCCATATTATTTGCCTTTCTTTTTCTTAGTCATACCTGCTTGTGACAATGCAATTGCCACAGCTTGCTTCTTAGACTTTACTTTCTTGGAAGACTTACCAATGTTAAGCTCGCCCTTTTTGAACTCGCGCATAACCTTGGATACTTTCTTTTGCTTAGCAGTCTTCTTCATTACTCGGTTCCTCCACCATACTTGAAACCTTTAATTTTTGTAGGGTCCATCTCGCGTCCACCAAGCTTAGTGTTTGGCTTATATTTGATGGATGTTGTATTTCTGTAAAGGTCAGCAACATGAGCCTTGGCATTAGGATTATCTATCCCGCCAGATTTTCTGACTTTGTTAGCCATGTTACTTCTTCTTTGCTTTCTTGGCAGCCATCTTCTTCATACCCTTTTTGGCTTCCATCTTCTTCTCTGCTTTGGATTCCATCTTCTCACCCATAGCATAGGCCTTAGCTGCCTTCTTACCCTTAGCTGTGTAAGGGAACTTCTTATTGCCTACTTTTGGCATGTTATACTCCTAGTTCTTTCATTACCGCTGCTGATTTTTTATTTATTGCTTTAGCTGGTGGCATCTTGTTAGCATCATATGCTCGGCCAAGAGTCTCACTAGCTTGTACTGCTTGCTGGATTTTATCCATTGTTGTTCCTGCTGGTTGAATGCCTTGTGCTCTAGCTTCTTTGTAGGCATCCAATTCTTTATTGTGACGCTTGTTAGTCATAAACTTACGACTGTCAGCATCACCTGCATTCATCTGAATACTTAGGCCTTTACACCCAAAGCAGCCGTCCACCGGCTCAGGATGATATTCCCAATGTTTCATAGTGCTGTAAAGTTACTTTCTGTTACACCAACTCCACCAGCGATTAACGCTGCTTTCGTTGCATCGTCCACCTCGTATGAGTACCCACCACGATAGACGGCTGGATATGTATCCAAGTCGTCATCTACTGGATAGCGTATCTGTGCGTATCCACCAGTAGGCTTTAGTACTATTGTAATACCTCTGTCAATTTTATAGAAGTAAAACAAACGGTGCTCACCAGCAGGCCCTTCCTCTACGGTTGGGGTTTTAAATAACCAGGTTGTCATAAGTCCCTTTCTAGTGAACTCACCCCGAAGGGTAGGTTTCAAGGCCTACCCTGCAGAGTCAATCAACTAGAGAGCAGCGATTGAGGAACCAGAGGTAATGCGATACAACGCTTCGTCACGATAGACTGCGAAGCCGAGTACGCCGTACCAGCCCATTGGGCGGAAGCGCATAAGCTTATCAGTTACGTTGCCGATAACGATGTGTGGTTCTTCAGCAACGGCTTCTGCCATAGCTTGAGCACCGCACACGATTGTGTCGAATACACGGGTTACTGGAGTTACAGTAACAACCGTGGTAGCAGTAACTGCTGCAGTGTTTGCTGTATCTACAGTGAAGGTTGTGGTTGAGCCAGAGGTGCTGATTGCAGTAATCTTTGCACCAGAAGCAATACCAGTTCCAGCAATCTTATCGCCAACTTCTGCACGAGTTGCGATGA